AGCATTTTTACTTTATCAGGATCTATATCTACTTTTTTAGGCATATACTTATAGTTTATTCGGCGACACAAAGAGCTTTGCGCATTTGGTCATTGTTCTGAGCCAGTAGGTCTTTGCACTGCTTTCGCTGATGCCGAGCGCATCTGCTATGATCGGGAATGTATGTTGTTGGATGCGCATGCTAAATACCTCGCGTTCGCGTGGCGATAGTTCATCATAAAGCTCGTGTGCTGATGTTTGCAGCCATCTCATCTCAGGTGCTAGGAAACCGCTTTGGAATATGGCCATCTTCTTCGCATAATCTTTTGCTCGGGTGATGGTCCTAACTAAGCGTTCCGCATCTTCATCTGTTAGTTCTACCCAATCCATGTTACGCTAATGTAGCGCTTGTAAGGTGTTCACAAAAAGAGAAAAAAATTTTTAGGGAGTGCCTACATAGAGAAAAATGGCCTGGCCTTGTGGTATGGGGTTAAAATATATAAAAAACGGATTAATAAACCGTATACCATCGAGGGCGGCGCGTTCGTTGTAACTATATGTAACTAAGGCGGACCAGGTGCAGCGCTGGCCGTTGTGATCCTATTTTATAATGATCTATTGCAATATTACTATTGAAATAATGTTCACAAATTACTAGGAATTAACGTTGCATTAGCGTTATATTTTAATAGTTCAAATAAACAACTTAGAGAGGTTAGAACATGAACATATTAACACTTTTAAATAACTATACAGCGGAGATCTTAATTGTATTAATGATCTTAGGCTTAATTGGTGCAACGTTTAATGTTGTAATGCTTGTGATATATAACATTCAAGACTATTTAAATCAGAGAGGTTAGAACATGGACATAAATAAAACAGCACCAACAAATAAAGAGGCATGTAATCCGCAAAATTACGCGTCTAAAGCAGTTACTAAATATTTAGGCGTTTATGAATGCCAAAGCGGTGAAGAGGCATATTTTGAAATATATAAGAATAATAAAGAATTAAGCGCTGGATCATTTGTTAATACTGGTTTTGTTGTTGATTATACCTGGGAATTAAACGGACCAAGTTTAGATACAGATTTAGCTGATTTTATTGATTATATAGAAGAGTGCGAACGCATGCAAATATAATAAATGCGATCCGCGGCACAGCCGCACCAATTCACCACATAAAAAAAGAGGATAGAAGACAATGCAAAATTATAATATATTAACTAATACAAATAGTAAAATAAAGCACAGCGGCAAGGTTAACGGCGTGCGGCTTTATGAATTCAACTTACCAGCCGTTAAAACGTGTCACTGGGCGGACGTATGCAAGAAATATTGTTTTGCTGATAAAGGATCATTCTTATATAAAGTAGTACAAGACAAGTACGCGCGCAACTTTGAATTAACTAAAGACTTAGAATTGTTTAAAAAAGTAGTACAATATGAAATAGATAAAAAGCGCGTTGAATACGTGCGTATTCATTCCAGCGGTGACTTTTACAATCTTAAGTATTTAAAAGCCTGGGCCGACATAGCGCGCAGTAATCCTGATATTGTTTTTTATGGATATACAAAAGCCATTCCATTATTTAAGCATTTAAAAGCACCTGAAAACTTTGTTTTTTGTTTTAGTGTTGGCGGTAAAAAAGATCATTTAATTAAAGCAACAGATCACCATGCAAAAATATTTAACAATAAAAAAGAATTGTTAAAAGCTGGTTACAAGGATTGCAGCAAAGATGATTTATTAATGCTAACAACAAAAAAAGTAGGTTTGGTATATCATTAAAAAAAGAGGTTAAAACATGTATTTAATAGAATATTATAAAAAAGATCATTGCGCTGGCTTTGATAAGTTTGAAAGCAAGGCGAAAGCCTGGCAGCATTACAAAGTATTAAAGCGGCTTAATTATAGAGTCACACCGCCGCAGCTAATAGACACCAGCGTAATAGACGCGCTTTATTGGTACGCTGTCGAATATGAGCGGCCAACAATTGAAATATATTTTGTTGACTTTGTAACCAGCAATACAACGCTATATAAAAGCTGTTTGATCACCTGGAGCGGCACAGATTACAGCGTTTATGTATTAGATAAACGCGGCCCTGGTTTAATGGTGCGCGCTGCTGGCTTTGATAGCTGCCAGCATAAATTAAAACATAATGAATTAATACAGCTTTGCAAGGCTTGGATTGATCACAACTACATAAAAGAGGTTAAAAAATGAAATTTGAACAACGTAAAAAAATAGCATTAAAAGTATTTCACATATTTGCAAGCGTTACAGATAAAATTACACTAAGTAATGATATTATAACGCTGGGCGGCCATGAAATAGCATTTAATGAAGTGTTAACATATTACAACAGATTAAGAGAGGTTAAAAAATGAAACTATACAACATATACTATATTGACACCACTTACGGAGATGCCCCTAGCTACGAAGGTACAACGGATAATTTTGAAGAATGGCTAAAGCAACACAATAAGGAAAGAGTTGCAGATGGAGGGATGAGAGAATCTGAAGAAGAGTTTGAGGTAGAAGAAATACACCCAATATTATTTAACAAGGTCAAAAAATGAGATTAAATACAATATATAAACCAAGCGCGCGCGTTACGTTAAAGCGCTTAAAAACTGCATGTAATAAACTAAATGATCAACTTAATTTAAATAATAAAGCATACAGCGAAAGCGGAAAGCCGCTAGAAACTTATCAAATAAGCGCGGCCTATGGTGGTTATAGGTTAGAATATTGGACTGGCAGCGGCGGCGCTTGTGATCAAACACACCGCACAACAGCAAAAGAATTATATTTAATAATTATTTCAATTCTTAGCGGATTACAAGCAAATGATTTTAAGTAGATTATTAAGTGTCAATAATTTAGGCTGGATTGATTTTTATATGAGTCTTTTTATACTGCTATTTATTGGCGCGCTGCTATTGAGCATTGAAGAATAACAAACAACAAATAAAAGAGAGGTTAAAACATGGCAATTAAAAAGAAAACAAAAGCACAAAAAGATCAAGACGTGCAGCACTTAGAACGTTTACAACAACAATTGTTAAAAGCTGTTGATAGTTTTAAAACAGAACTATACGAAGCAGAGTTAAATATTGAATATGTCAATATTGGCCCTGTTTTAAACATGTTCAGATATATAGATAAAATACGCTGGTCTAAATCAAGAATAAAACAGACGCATACGCGCATAAATGTATATGATGATCAAGACAATGTAAATTATCATAATGCAACAGATTTAGAGCATTATGAATAAATAAAACCACCGCACAACAGAAAAAGCCGCAGCAATGCGGTTTTTTTTTGGCCTATTGTTTAAATTCCTGGGCCTAGTTTTAGATCTATTTTAAGCGCTTTTTATAGCGCTTTTTTGTGTTTTGATCATGTTTTTTAGGTCCATTTTAAGCGCTTTTTATAGCGCTTTTTTGTGTCTCTTATTGCATGTATCAAATTATTACACGTTCAATTTTGAGTCATTTTTTTGTGATTTTTTGCCCTACTATTTGCAATATTTTATAGTTTTATATTATTGCCCACAGGGTAATTTTATATTTTGGCCCACAGGGTATTTTTATATTTTACCTGGCAGGGTTTTTTTTGAGTTGGCGGTTGCGCCAAAGTAGTTTGTCTCTTCCCCAGGCTCTGTGAAAACATTTGTCATGCAAAGCAATGTCAAGATCATGCCACCAATTGATCACAGCTTTGCAATGGATGGTGTCTTTTACTGGCATCGCAAATATGCAAGTTTTGTCTTCTTCATGTGATAATGGACATTTATGTATAAAATCCATTTTTTTCATGGAAATGTTCACACCGACACTAAATATAAGTAAAGTAAGTAAAGTAAGTAAAGTAAGTGTTCACACTAGTTTACCTACTTTACCTTTCCTGCGTGTCGGTTAATTAAGTAGTGCATCCAAATCTGTGCGGTTTTTCGCATATATTCCGCGCTCAATCTTTATTATTCTTTGCTGTTTTAGTAGCTTCTTAAGCCATGCGCTTACTGATTTGCTGCTTGTAATATTTAATGTTTCTTTTAAGCTTAAGCGCATATCATCGTACGTAAAGTTATCACCTTGGCTCGATATGTTTTCAAGTTCTCGGTCCTCATCGGTCGTTTCTTTTTCGTGATACCAAAACACCTCACCTTT